GAGCTCCCTAACATCTTTGATGTTATGGGAGTCCCTAGTGTTGGTTAGCTACGTTTTATACGTGTCTAGCTCACGTTTGATGTGAGAAGATCCTTGGACCTTGCGCGTCAAGCGCGCAGGTTCCATGTGATCTTCAAATCATTGGATATTGAGTTTAGATGCTAATAACATCTAGTCTATTCAACAATTTTTCCCGTGTTCCGACGGTATTCGGAACGTGTAGTCTTTCACAGTATTTAGTGATAAATATTAATGAGACCATCTGGATTTTGCATTCCAGATTGATTATTGCTGTTCTACCCAGTATTTTTGCTGATTTCTTTTTACTCTTATGATAATATAGAGTTTATGAGATCTATTCAGCATGCCTCCTTCGGGAGGACGTACATTTGTACTTACTGTTTTGTCTTAAAGTAAGTGATTGTCACTCGCTTGAATGATACGAATTTTTGAAATATCTTTATGATAATGTCGGTTTAAAGATTTTGATTAATTGAGGTGAGACCTTAGCCTTTGTGCAACGTCTTCTCTACCAAATCAAAGACCGAATGGTTCTATTGATAGAAAATGATTTTATTTCGTTAATTTGAGCATGCTTACCTGCTTCGGCAGTTGTCTACGGACATAATTTTAGCACAATTTACTAGCTTTATTTGACAGGCTTTCAATTTATTATTGATCGTTTAGAGTGATTTTGATCATAAGTCGAATTACTTTTCTTATTAACTCTAGTCTACTACCCTTGTGTTTTCCAATGGATTAACTGGTGATGCCACCTTGGAATCTAAGCACTTGGATGACTGACTTTAGTGAACAGTTTTGTAAAGGAAGTGGCCATCCCACTTCTAATTTTACTTTTGTGATTTTTCTCTCTTGGCGTGTATGAGTTGAGAGTAACCTGTGTCTACCTATTATAGAAAGTTTGTATGCTATCAGAGATGATGCATATGGATGGTAGGAGATGTAAGCAAGTTAGCTTCCCTTGGCCGTAATGGCGAAAAGCTTAGCACTATTCCATTATAGTGTAGTACAAGTCCGTAGTAATCCGTGAAAGGACCTCTGTGCAAATATCTAGAAAAATGGAAACCCGCCTGTAATGGGTGATAATTGTTTCGGATTTGGTTACCGGAACCCCTCTGCTTCGGCGGAGGTTTTGTTTTGACCAGCTTTTTACACAAATAAACAAACATTACAAACGTTTGGCGATGTCACAGAATCGTCAGGGATGGATTTCCCGACTTACAAGGAGTTGTGCCGTGGTAAACATAACCGCAGTAAAGCTTCTCGTAAGAATCAATGTCAAAAAGTTTCTAGGAAAATAGCATCTGAAATGGACTTACTTAAGTCCCAGATTGCAAATCTCCGGAGAGTTTGTGGAAACAAAAACCCTCCTGAGTTAATGGACCTAGTTGATGAGTTGAGTCGTCTAAAAAAGAAGATGCGCTGTCGTTCTATAACCGCGCATTCAGGCGATTTCGACTTACCCGATCTCTTGAAGAGCTTAAACAGCTTTATAGAGTATCTGAAAGCTGCCCGCGAAGTTGTGGGTGAAGAATTGTTGGCTTTTGTCGTGGATTTAACGACAACATTGTACAACATCTATGCTAATTCCTCATGGACAAGCATATCTATAAACCTCACATCTTTCATCACACGTCACTTCCCAAAGGAATATGTGGATTACGTTTTCGCTAGTTTTACGGCGATTTTTCAGATGGTTACTGCTCAGAGTGGATACTCTGAGATAAAGGACTTCTTTCTGAGAATTTTCGAATCCACTGATTCTTTGGTGAATGATGAACTCTGGACTAAAGTTTCAGAGTTCTTTGTCAAAGTTACGACTCTTTATGGCTCTCTTATGAAAATGGTGAGCTTTGAGTCTATTGACGTCAAGACTGTGATAAGACAGTACAAACTGTTCCAAAAAACTATTCCCGCAACAAAGGATGTGATTGAATCAATCTTTAATGTGTGTGAATTTGTTTATGGACATTGGGCACAAATTGTGTCTGGTGATTGGAGTGTACTTTTCTTGGGCAAGAACGAAGCAAAATCGTTCGAAACTGAGGTTCGCATTTTAGAATCTTCCTTTTCTTTCGCTTTATCTAATCATGTTGTTGAATTGCATGACAATTTCAACATGTCTCCCGCCGATTGGGAGAAGAGAATGGAAAAAGCTATCAAGGATGGAGAAATCATGGCGCGAGCCTGTACTTCTGAACAACAAAAATTGGCTATATCAAATTTCTTGCGTACATTGTATGCACGAAGAACAGATTGGTATGCTCGGCTTGCCGATGCACCTAGTCGCCTAGAGCCTTTTGGTGTTAAAATGTCCGGCCCTTCTTCATGTGGTAAATCAACCATGTGCGAATTGATGTCAAAGATTATGATGGATGCCTACGAGTTAGATTCTACACTTCGCGGCTCTGTTGTTTTAACTAACATCATGGAAAAGTTTGAATCAACCGTCAAACCATCGCATAAGATCATAATTTGCGATGATGTTTGCAACAATAAGAATGACAAACCCAATTATGACAGGATCTTGAACTATATTAACACTGTTCCTCGCCCTCTTGAAAAAGCAGGTGTGGAAGAGAAAGGCAAGTTCTATCCTGGAAATGTTGGTGTTATTGTCACTTCTAATGTTGAAGATCTTTGTGCGACAAAGCATTCAAACTGTCCAGAGAGTATTTTGC